GGATGCGGAGGACTAATGTGGGACGCTTGGGGAGGAGCTTCTGGAATAGAGTGGGCAATTCGAAAGCTCGCGCAAATTGACAAGGCTAAGACTACTAGTATGTCTTCTAATAAATTTGCCTTCGGCGTCTTCGGAATCACAGAAACGCAAGTAGATAAAGAGAGCGGAACTATGACTTCCGTATCCTTAATCTCTGTCGGTCCAGCTCTAGGACATGGACTATTCGTCGATAGCAAATCGCTAGAGACTATCGAGGACGAACTAGACGGAACTAAGCTTCCTGCTTATATCACTCATAGAGGCGCTCTATTCGAAGATAGGCTTACTAGAGAGATAGGAATGTTCAATAACTTTAGGATCGAAGGAGATAGACTCTTAGGAGACTTCCAGGCTTTCGATTCGTTTCGAGAAGATGATTCTCGTAAATATAATAGACTCTTCGAGATGGCGGAAAAGATGCCCGAACGCTTCGGACTCTCAATCGTCTTCTCAGCTGATACCGCATGGTCTACGTCCGAAGGAGATGTTTCTACGGATGAAAAACCAGATAATGCTTTATTCGAATTCCCTTCTATAAGGGTCGAAGAGGTATCTAGCGCAGACTTCGTGGATAGCCCTGCAGCAAACGAGCGCGGCTTATTCGATAAAATTGACAATATAAATACTCGTAAGATGACTAAAGCAGAACTCATAGAACTAACGGAGTCGCTCGAAGCGGAGAAAGTTTCTCTGCAGGAGCAGGCTAACCAAGCTTCCGTCGATAAGCTCGACGCAGAAGCCGAACTCGAAGGAGCTAAGTCTTCTTACGAGGATAAAGAAACAGAACTCGAAGCTCTTAAAGCCGAACTCGAAGAGAGGCAGAAAGAGATCGAAGATCTTAAAGCGAAACTAGAAGAGCATGAAGAAGAGATGGCAAAGAAGGACGAAGCTATATCTGAGCATGAAGAAGACATCGCTAAGAAGGACGAAGAGCTAGAAGCTAACGAAGAAGAAGAGGAGAAGATCAAAGCGGAATCCGCAGAGCTTTCCTCTAAAGTCGTTAAGCTAGAAAAGCTAATCGAAGGATCGGAGCTAGTAGAATCATCTACTTCCGACGATGACTACGAGCCTAGCAAAGCTAATCGCGCTAAAATAATTTCCGAATTCGCTAAAGAAAAAGGAATCACAGAATTCGCCGCTACTCTTCGTTTAGGAAAAGAGAAGCCCGAACTATTTAAACTATAACTAACTAATTAACTATTATGTCAGCAACAACAGTATCAAATTCTACTCGATCTTTCGGAGCAGGTGAGGCGCTAAGTCCTTATCTTCTCGTTAAAGTCGAAGCCGATGGCGACGTAGTAAAGTGTGGCGCCGCAGCGGATCAACCCGTCGTCGGACTCACTACTACTTCTGCCGCTAATAACGAAGCTACTACTATCTCTCTCGTAAACGGAGGTGGTACAGCTTATGCAACTGCTAACGAAGCGATCACCGCGGGTGATCTTGTCTTCACAGCAGCCGATGGAAAAATCACATCTAGTGTCGTTCTTCATACTAAAGTAGGAGTCGCTTTAGAGACTTCTGCCGCAGACGGAGATGTAATCGAGATCTCTTTCTTCCAATAACATCTAACTTTATTTTTTAAAATGAGCTTATATACATCTAGCACTTTTAATCCCGTTCTATCGGAAGCACTTAATAAGATCGGAGAGAATCAGTTCGTAGGAACTAAGATCCTTCCTGTTCGCCAAGTCTCTACTAAGAACGGCCAATATCCAACATTCGGCGAAGATCAGTTCGATCTTAACGCTTCTAAGGAGCGTTCCTCTGGGTCTCTCTTTTCTCGTCGCGACTTCGCTTACGGCCAACAGGACTTCTCCTGCAAGCAGTATGCACTCGAAGGCGTCCTTCCAGACGAAGACGAGACTAAAGCTAACGACGACGGAATCAGCGACGCTAAAGGAGCTATCGCTCAGAAGCTACAGCGCGATCTCATGGTCGGCCACGAGCTTCGCGTAGCTGCCGCAATGAATGCTGCAGGTTTCAATCCTACAGCAGTAACCGATACGTTTAACGACGGAGCAAATGCAAAGCCAATTGAAGATATCCAGAACGCTGTAGAGCGTCTTAACGGAAACGGATTCTACGACGGCATCGCTCTTATTATCGAGACTGCTCTCTTTAACAAGATGATTAACACAGACGACGTTCGCGGAATCTTTAACGGCAATGGTCAATACACCAATCGCCAAGTAATCATGGACGCTCTTGGCGTTAATGAAATCATCATCACTCCTACTCGCTATAACAGCGCAGCTAAAGGAGCTACAGCTTCTCGCGATAAGATATGGCCAACAGGTCACTTCTTCGTCGGTCAAGTAGCTGGAGGCGACTTCGCTAATGGTGGATTCGGACGCACTCTATCCTATGGTCCAGACGGTGGAGTATTCTCCGCAGAAGACTATCGCGACGAGCCAATTAAGAGCGACGTTCTTCGCGTTCTTAATAGCGTAGATGAAGTTATCATCAATACAAACGCTTGCGAAAAGATCACCGGCGCCAACGCTGCCGCTTAATCTTTAACGATTAAAAATTAGAAGCCCTCTCGATTCGTCGAGGGGGCTTTCTTATTTACAGACGTATATAAGTAGATGAGCCTAACGAATCTAATAACCGATAATCTAAAGTTCGCTATCTCTCAGATAAGCGTATCGCTTACGACTAGTCCTAGCAACGGAGAGACATACTCCGCGAATAAGCAGGACGCGGAGAGTAGCTTCGAGATATTCGAGGACGGACGAGAGGAGAATATAGATACTAAGTTCTACATAGCTAGAGCTGACTATTCTATCCTTCCTTCTAAGGGGACTATTCTAACGGACGGAACTACCAACTTTAAAGTCATGTCCGTCCACGACGACGCTGTAGGAGTTACTCGTCGTCTCGATTGCGCTTCAGAATTCCAGAGATAATTACACATGGGCTTTTTAGACTTAGAGACTAACTTCGAGGACGCGGCTAAGATCTTCTTAGAAACCGCTACAGGATTATCCGCTTCGAGCTTATACGCTTCCTTAGATCAGGACACGTTTACGTCTCCTCGTCTTTCTATACGAGCGGAGATAGGAGGAGCGCAAGATCCGCCTACGAGCGTAAATGGAAGCGTCCTAGAATATACGCAATATGAGTTATCCTTATCGATATCTATTATTAGCGACGCATCTATAGACGGAACTCAGACCAACCATAGATCTTATAGAGAGAAGATTCGCGAAGCTATGCTTCTTAATGCGGATAACTGGACTACTGTAGACTCGAATCTCGATCCGATACTTCCATTCTACGAGGTTAAGTATATGAGGCCCTCTGGGACTTCTTTCGACGTAGACGGAGATCTCGCGATCTCAAACCTTACTTATGAAATAAAGTTTACTATTAAGCCGAGTTATTTTAACGCGGCTTCCTAAATTGACAAAATAATCTTCTCTAGATCACTTATCACTCAAACTAATTTAATAACATTATGGCTATTGTAAATGACGGCGACCAAAGATTCGCTATTGAAACTCCAACATTTGACGGCTTAGTCGTCGAAAGCTACACACTAACTAGTCCTGCCAATCGAGTAGATCTCGATAACGGAGACGGAGAGCCTCTAGGCGCTACTGTAGTTCCTCAGAGACAGGAAGTATCTCTTACTGTTCAAGTCGGCAGCTCTGCTCCTGCTATTAGCGTCGGAGACGCAGTAACTTATGACGGGAATAATATCCTTATAACTTCCGTCGATCTTAATGAGACGCAAGCAGACTATCAGCGTTTATCTATAAGCGGATACGTTAAAACTAACTAACCCCTAGGATGCAATGGGGGGCGGCAACATTTGATGACGCTGCCAAGGCGCGCATCGTAGAAGCTTCAAACTTCGAAAGAAGGATGAGGCTCGAATCCTTACTGTCTATTCCTTCGAGAATAGGCCCATTTAATTTATATCCTCTTAAAGTAGGAGATGTTCTCGCGTTAGAATACGGAGAGAATAGGCTTATAAGAGGAGAAGATCCTCAGATGGATGATCTAGTCCACTTTCTATGGACGATAAGAGGAGACGATAAGAGAGGGATAGAGAAGTTTAGTAAGTGGGTAGTTAAGAATATGAGCGATTATCTCAGAGGAGAGATTATAGCGTTCTTTAATATTCAGTTTAACGATATGCCTGCAGCCGACGGAGGACATACTAACGAATACGATTCTTCCGTTTGGCTAGCTTCTTTAATAGACTCTATCTGTAGTGAATACGGATGGACTCTAAAGGAGCTAATGGAGACTCCTCTCGCAGCCACCTTGCAACTATTTCAGAGAATTTTAAAACGCAATAATCCTAGCTATGCTATACGAAACGGAATAACTCAAATCGCGAAAGCTTACGAAATGAGAGGACTACAAACAGATGGCTAATTTTTCACTACTTGCGAAACTAGGATTAGATTCTAAAGGATTTCAGAAAGGACTATCTAAAGCTAAGTCTGGAGTTAGTAGATTTGGAAAGTCCGTATTAAATGCGTCTAATAAACTAGCTAAGATGGGTCTAGGAGCCGCGGCAGCAGGCTTCGCTCTTCTTTCTAAAAATGCTATCGCTCTAGGATCGGAGCTTTCCGACATAGCCGCGAACACGGGCTTCGCTACTAAAGAATTCCAAGTCTTTAGAGGCGCCCTTATCGACGCAGGTGGATCTACTACAAGCATGGAGAAAGCGATTGTAGCCATGCAGAAAGCTGTCGTCCAAGGATCCGAAGGACTTACCACTTATATTAGAGGATTCGACCGATTAGGACTGAATATAGACGATATAAAGGCCATGAAGCCCGAAGATCAGTTTGTAGCTATCGGAAAAGCTATAGCAGGAGCGGAAAATCAGCAGGAAGCTCTTACTTCAGCCGTCGAGATCTTCGGACAGAGGAACGCAGGAAGACTAATCGAAGTCTTTAAGCGACTAGACTCAGAAGGCTACGGAAAGATGGCTAAAGATATCGAGAAGACCTACGGTATCATGGACGCGGAGACTCAGAAGGCTCTCGATAAGGCTGCAGATACGATAGAGCGATTTAAGAATAAAGCTACGATTCGAGTAGGTGAGTTAATAGCAGGAGAAGCGGACGGAGCCGCGCTAAAAATTCTAGGACTTTCAGTAGCTAAAGCCGGCTCTAAGATAGGTATCGGACTAATAAATGGAATCCTAGAGGCGGTTCGTATCGCTCGCGAAGCTTTCGGAGCTTTCGCTGACTTTTTCTATAATCAAATGGCTACCACTGCGGGGTTAATTGGAAATCTTCTAAAGATGGAATTTTTCAATGCCGTAAATGAGATGATTATAGCTCTTAATAAAATTCCTAAAGTAAATATAGATTTAATAGATACTAAAGATATAGCAGATAAGCTAGGTGAGGGTCTAGATAAGGGATCGAAGTCTTTCTACGAACATTTTCAAGATAGGATGGATCAGGGTTTTACTCCTAAACTCGAATACGATCCAGGCTCATTCTATGATGAAGAGATAGATAGACAGAAGTCGATACTTGAAGCATCTAGAAAAGCAGCGTCGGAAATCGAAGGAGCAGGAGGCGATACTCCTTCCGATCCTCCTAATCCAGACGGAGATCCTCCTGTAGATCCTCCCGCAGATCCTCCTGCCGATCCAGACGGAGAAGTTCCTAATCCTGATGGTGAAGAGACCGACGAGGAAAAGAGAGCTAAAGACTTAGAGAATAAGGAAAAACAGATTAACGACATGAAGCTCGAAGCTATGCGAGCGCAGGAGGCTGGAGATAAAGAAGCTGAAGACTCTTTAAATAAAAGGATAGAGCTAGGACAAAGAATGATAGATATCATGAAGTCTCACGATGTCTCTCAGGAGGAGGCTCTTCGACTTGCTAGTGGTCAAATCAATCGAGAAAATATGCCCGATCCTTCCGAAGAAGAGCCACAAAGGAAATCAGATCTACGTGGTCACGACTTAAAGAAGGCCGCGAATATCGCGGGAAGTAAAGACGGAATTAGATTCGAGAAACTAGGAGGCGGTGGATTTCAGCAGTTCGTAAATGGAAGAAAGGGAGATGTCTTTACTGAAGAACAAATGCAGGCTGGTTTACAGAAGCAGATAGATAAGGACGGAACAGAAGGACTCTTAGAAAAAATTAACGCTACATTAGAAGGTAAGTTCGTATCGCAATAAGTCATGGCTAGAATAGATGATGTCCCAAGCACCCTATCAGCTAGAATTACTCTAGACGCTAATTCTAACTTCTTTATTAGAGATTCGCAGATTCCAGAGTCTTACGCGATTACAGAGAAGGAGGTTCAGAATAAGATTAACTATACTCCTACAGCTATAGGAACTGCGCATCCTACCCAGACTACTTATTCTTTATTTGAAGAATCTGTAAGAGATATAGGAAACGGACTCTTCGAGATCGAGTCTAAGTATGCGAATGTGCCTTCGACTTGGTATTCTTTCGAAGCGCAGAGTATTCCTTTTACTAAGTTCGTCGGAGTTACGATTACAGGAAGTGGCCCAATCGTAATAACTACTTCTAGTCTCTATGGGTGGTTAAACCTACAAGGAATAGATGATGTTAGAAACTTCGACGAGAATGTATTCGCCTCTACAGAACAGAAGTCTGGATCTATTAACTGCGTAGTTCGTGTTAAGCATGAATATGAAAAAGCCGATCTCACGCAGATACAGTCAGGGACTTTGTCTCCGTTTAATATCGAGACTGCAGGATATGAAGCAAATGTTAATAACGGAAATGTGGGTAATATCGATACAGACTTAACTTTTACTTTTACTACATCTAATCCCTCTAATCCTATTAAGTTTGAAGCGGGTAAGTATATAGGAAATATTTACTATAATAAGACATACGAAATCGTTAGCACTTTCGTAATATGATCGAAAGACTTACTAAGAACGAAGCTCCATCTTTACTCGATACAGATAAAGCCAACGAGCTAATCGATACCATAAATGCACTTACTAATTCTACGGGTGCTAACGGAATATCTGTAAGAACAAACGGAGACGGATCTCTCCTTATATATCCAGGGAGTCCTGATTCTATAAATAAGATCTATCACCCCTTCGAGATTATTAAAGTAAGCGAGGAAACGGTTATCGTAAACGCTGGCTTAGTAAATGGAGTTATTCCGTCGAATCTAACTGTAGATAACGATAGCGGAACTAGCTATATCTGCTTAGATATATCAGCAGATACGGACGGAGTAACGTCTGTAAGTATCGTTAGAGAATCCTCCGCTCCAGACGGAATACCTTTCGAGCAAAATGGGATAAATACTTCATTTAAGTATGTAATCGCTATCGTAACTGAAACAGATATTAGCAGCCAAATCGTAGATCATAACTTATTTTTTAACGTAGATATAGCTGCCGAAATACCGAAAACGAGTATAGCTGCGGGAGAATATCCTAACGATATTTACTATACGTGGAAACAGACTTCGTAATGAAATGGCTTTTACTCACAATAGACCAACTGCCCAGAGACATTACGCTATCGCGTCTGAGCTAAAAACCAACGGAACTTATACTACTTCTAGAATTGAAGGCGCATCTAGTTCTGAGTCTTACAGCAATGGCAATGCCACGGCTAAAAGTTCATTCCATGTTGATGCTATTCATAACGGAGAATTTCCAGCAGAGACCCGAAAATTATCTAGTTTAAATACATACACCCACTCTAACAATGGCGGACATGATGGAAGCACTGGTGCCATACAAGTAACTTCTGTATTCGATCATACTAGACAGGAAGTTAGTAGATCTACTTTCCAGACAGCCACTGATCTTGGTCAAGATAGTGGGACAGGTAATGTTTTCGGAAACGGGGAATCTTATAGCGCGTCCTCTACTTATCGTATGTTTCAGAGTTACGGAAGTAGTATTAGCGAACGAAGTGGGGAGGGTAGACGTTACTTTACTGGCAGTAGAAAAAGAGTGTCTCGCGACGACGACGGGAATACAGGG